GCCAAAGCCTTTGATCGGAGTACCCTTACCACGAATCACTTGAGTCGAGTAAGTGAATGTGCCCTTTTCAGGTGAATCACTCAGGAATGCTGACTTCAATGTCTTGCCTAGAAACTTCACCCAACCCTCTCTGGAGTCAGGAATGATGAAGTCTGCACTGCCGTTATCAACACGCTGAGGAGGTCTGAACCAGCTCTTGACTGGTGGTAGCTTCTCCACGTGCTGTCGTTGTATACTGAACCCCACACCTGAACCCAGGGCGAGCATATCCATAGTCCAACAAAAAGGCCGTATTGGGCTATCAATAACTTTGAAAGCACAATTTTGTAACGAAGACAATCCGAGTCGATCCACAGTGGGAGTGCCCAGTTGCCACAAGAACCTGCCTGCAGGAAACGCTTTCAACTGTAGCATATACTCTGCCAGCTGAAGTGCTTCATCGCGTGAGAATACACCGCCTAATTGATCATCAGCAGCATTTATGATTCGAAGGACAGTGTCTGGCCATTCTTCTTGCTTACCATTTGGCATTCTACGGCTATACGTACGCTTGTACGTCAAGTACCCCACAGGTGACCATGGAGTTACTATGTTTGGCAGGTCTTGTCTTGTTAGTCTCATTAATCCTCTTTGTTTGTTAAAAAGTCTTGCATTACATCATCAGACACATGCATAAATCCCAACTGGCTTTTGACAGCCCAGTCACCAACTTCAATACGATCTTCTCTATCATCATATCGCCTATACTCTATTTCTCTTGCTGCTGGAGGCAAGAGAGTGCCTTTTATATTGCCCTTCAGAAACCTCTCTACTTCTTCAAGGTTATCTTCCGTGAGGCGTACGCACTCAAGTTGAAGTGTTATATTCAATCCCATGATTGTCCTTTGTGGTGATCGTAGTACTCATCCGCGTCTCTTGACAGATTTTTCAAAATATCAACCTCATCTGAGGTGAACCGAAAAACGCCACCTTGGTCTTCAACGTAGTGGGGTATAAAGTCAACACCTTCCACTTCGCCAACATGACCAATATAACGCATCAACAAATCTTCGTAATCATGCATATTAAAGCTCCGTTACTTGTGGATCTACATAAGATAATCTGCCAGTGTTTATATCATAGCTGGCAGCCCCTGCCTCTCCTGTGAGGCCTGTGTAACGACACTTCAGGACAGCGAATTTCATAACATTCTTCTCAGCCTCTGTTTCGGCCATTAGATTACGAGCAAAACCAATAACATCAAAAGAGATCTGTTTGATTGATCCACTGCCCTTTATATCATCTAGAGAGGGCATCTTACCCTCTTCAAATGAAGCACCACTGCCTGGAGTCTTACGTAGATGAGAGATCAGTCCGATCCAGACTTCAGGGTACTTCTTGACAAGCCTCAAAAGATCGTTCATCACCTTGTCAATGGCCTCATTACCTGTGAGGTTACCAGCACCTTCTGATACCAAGATTGTAATGTGATCAAGGTATAAATGCTTAGCACCCAGTAGGATCATATATTCCAGCTTATCTATGATACCATCATCATTGATTGCTCCTTGGTGATCCATCAGGATTACTCTTTCATCTCCGTCAGTACCCCATACACTCTCAAAGCCCTCTTCTATATCTTCGATAGGAATCTCATCAACAGCAGGATTTCTACTGAGTGCCATACCTGCCAGCTTACGAGCTGTCTCAGCTGGGGCCTCTTCCAAAGATACAACACCTACTTTATCACTTGTTATCTGAAGTGTGTGTAAAAGATCTTCACGAAGAAGGGTGCTCTTTCCTGCGCTTGTACCAGATACGAATAATGCAATCTCACCTCCTCTCTTTCCTTTAGTCTTGCGATTGATACCCGCCATGCAAGGTGGATACGAGATTGACTGTCGTTTATTATACTCCAGTAACTGATTCCAGACTTGCTTCTTCGTTAGAATACCGGCAGGTGTTACCTTCTGAGCATCAAACATCGACTGCATTATAATCTTAGAGCCGAGTGTTTTCAGTACATCAGAAGGGTCGTTCAAAGGCAGATGAGCTATTTTAGCTTTATCATAGCCTACTATCTTAAGAAGGTTTCTGGCAGCTTCCTCACCTGCATCATCTTCATCCATCATTATGATTACTTCTTTAAATGATCTCAAGAAGTCTCTATGATGTAACCCTGATGCAGTGGCACTACCTGAACTTGATAGACCTACAACTGGATATATCTTACCGTAGTGCTCCAGCGACGCCTGCGCCACTGCCATGCAGTCAATCTCGCCCTCGGTGATAATAACTCTCTTACCACCTTCCTGGAAGTTCTCGTAACCGAATAAGCAAGGTGACTTACCATTAGCCCACATGAACTTCTTATCTTCCAACTTTCTGATCTTGAATGCAGAACCCTTATCATACGGGTAATGATGATGAGTCATATTGCCTTCACTATCAAAGGCAGCGGTGACCTTAAAGAACTCGGTTACTTCTTTAGATATCTTTCTATCAGGTAACGCGAAAGATTTGAATTCTTCAGGATTGTGAAATGTCTTATTAGGACCTGCCAAAGACATTTCAACCTTAGGCTTATCGCCATTTCTGGGAGTGCCATCCTGGTTCACAGTACCTGGACGATCATAACTATCGCAGTCAGCTGCGTAGCAATATGTGGAACCATCCTCATAGATTTTATATCCTTGAGAACTACCACATCTGGGGCATGGTAACTTATCGTTTACTATTGTTCCCATATTACAAGATCCGGTCTGCGGTCTTTCCAGAAAGCATTCCAATTGGATACAGTTTCTTTATTTACATCTTCATTCACTTTAAATGAGATTCCTTCAAGCCTGGTATTGTAGAAATATGGAGACAGCGGCACTCTTGCTAGTGTCTGAAGGTATGTCTCTGCCCAGGCCAATCCGCCAAACGTTCTATATTCACCCAGGACGATGAATTCAAATTCACTCAAGGGTCTCGCAGCCAGGTGATCCTTTAACTCTTTGCAGGAAGTCTTGTAGCTCTTCCAAGCAGCCTCTTCACCCTTACTCTGACCTTTTTTAACCTTGTAAGATTTCTTGCCGATATAGTATCTATTAGCCCATGTGTCATGCACGAGATAGACAAAGCCTAAATAAGGAGCTTTGCCCATCTGCTTGTGATATTTCCAGATACCGTTAGTGACCACGTCTTATGTTAGAGCGTATCTCTACAAGATTCAACAAAGGCTCATGATTCTTATCACAATAAGGCGCGAATGTGAAAGGATACACGTTCCATATCTCATAATGTTTACCAGCACTGTCCAAACCTATCAAAGGATAATCAGCTCTATCGTAACTATTAAAGACTTTGATGGTAGGGCTTGTCAGAATATCAGCAAGCGAGGTGCGCTTATCACCGACTGCCTGTAACTCAAATACATCGCCGACCGAACCCACACGCACAAATGCAGAATACTCTAGATGCAGAGTACTTCCGCAGGATAGCTCGTACAAAATACCCTTAAGTGTCATCTTATCTCCTGGGCCAAAGGCCATTCATCAAACGAGAAATAGTCATTGTGATGCCTAAGGATATGGATCAGTTTACCATTTGCCAGTAAATAATCACTCCACGCATCCCCGTACTTCTCAATGTACATGTTTATAACAACTTCTTGAAACTCTTCATCGGTACTGCAATGGGCTATCGCGGCATCAGCACGCTTAGGTCCTATACCTGGAAGGCCTGGTATCTTATCTACTTGGTCTCCTTGAAGTAACTGAGAGTAGAATCTTTGTTTAGCTTTCAACTCATCAACAATGTAGCGCTTGCGCTCTTTAGGGTTGAAGTGTGTCCCTTCAATACAGTCCATGTCTTTGTCAATAGTGCACACAACATAGGGGATATGATGCATCTTGCATTGACATGCCCAGATTCTCACGAGGTCATCAGCCTCCATACCACTTGCCACGTCAAGAAAGCCGTCCCTTTGCAGCGCTTCTGTAACAAGACCTACCCAAGGTATTGCAAATTCGCCGCTTGATTTTCTATGGCCTTTGTAGTCCCAATAGATATCGTCACGGAAGTTATTACCAGACTTTACAGCAAACAAGAACTCCTCTGTAAAGAATACCTCACAGATTTCTTTTATAGCTCTCTTCACTGCAGCCGCTGTCCTTTTAACTAAGTTATCTATCTCATCAGAAGATATCTCAATATATTCATCTAAGTTAGCATCAGGTGGCATTCCACCACGCTCTAGTATTTCAGCCTTCCTTTTGTCATAGAAAGGCTTTATAACTATGTTGCTATTTACGTGCAGCAGTACATCGCCGTCAAACAACAGGACTGTCAAGTTTCACTCTTCCAAGCTCGGCTGATATATACTTGAATTTATCAAACGTTTCCAGCTTACGTTTCATATAGAGCTGATCAGGATTCAGTACAGGCCCTACACGATTCTCAAGCTCACCTATCCAAAGATACACATCTGTAAGCTCTTCAGCTACCTGGTTGTAATTAGTCAAATGAGTCTTGGGTGAATAATGAGTCCATCCGAAGTAAGCCACCTTCAATAAAGCTTTCTGAGCGCGGAGGCAGGATTCTGCTAACTCGCCCAGCTCTTCCGCTGTCTTCAGTATTGCATATTGTTCTTCAGTCATTACGGGCCTTCGTGTCAAAGATTACATGTTCGATCTTGGCTCTGAATACTTTGAAACCATTCTCTTCAAGTCTGGTTACACAAGTCACCATTCTATCGTAAATTGCGCAACGGCCCTCTTGAGTGTCTTTAGCATGGCCGGTTAGAAAAGTATCATAACTACTACGCTCAAGTGTTGACTCCTCACGCTTATACATCCAAAGTTCAGCGACTTTGAAATCGTATTCGCCTCCGATCGATTTAACAAGATCCAGTCTATCGCCGACCAGCACTGGATCGATTGTAATATGTGCTTCATAATACATATTTAAGACTCCTCTTGCAATACCGCGAGATATTCTGACATGATTTCTGAGGAAGGCAGCCCCGATACTGTTCTGGGAGGTGCTCCATACGAGTTTGCTATGACTACCTGCTTTACATCTAGGCGATTCAACAACAGCTCGGAATGTCGTCTATTAAGCCTTACAGCTGTCTCTAGATAGGGATCAGTATCACTCACCTTCATTACCTGAATTCAAGTGACTGCATAATGGCAATCCAGCCCAATTCTGCACAAACACAATGGGCACTTTACCGACCATCGGATACGTAGACTTAAGCGTAACATAACAGAACGCCTCATCAACTTTCACGTTCGTAATATGATGTCTTGAAAAGTTGGGAAAGAACTTCTGGAGAAAACCTAACGGGTCTCTGAACACAGCATTTTTCAGATCTCCAACTGAATCGTTACTGGATTCATCAAGCTCAGCAAGAGCTTTCAGGAATGTAGAAGTCTTGATGAGAATCTTGTCAGGTGCGGATTTTGGTACAAAACGCTTAACCATCCTGATACGTCTATCATCTGGCAGCTTTATAATGAACTGCGTATCAGTTGAAGCAACAATGACGCCTGCTTCCCACGAGAAGCCCTTTTGTTCTGTTGCCATCAGTGAGTCTCCTGCCAGTTATTACCTATTTTAGAATCTCCATCCATGATGTCTACTCCTACAAGTTTAGGACCTTCCTTGAAGGCCTCCTTAGCAAGTCTTGCAGCCTCGACTGCGTTATGCTCTTTAACCATAAATTGCACCTCGTCGTGATACATTATTAATGGGATGTACTCTATATTAGCCTCTTCCAAAGACTGCATCAGCAGCATTGTTGCCAAGCTACATGTTATCTTCTCGAGGGATTGCAGTAAGTATACCAGCAACTTATGTGGACTGTCAACGTAGATCGGCGCTCCACTTATTGCAGGGATATATGCATCACCATACTGCTTAGTGAAGTCATAAGTATCCTGCAACTTTTGTAGCAAAGCTTCAAATCCAGGGACAGCCTTAGTGAACTCTCTTTTGAGAACATTTCCCTTTTTTGAATCAAGCTTTCCAAATATGTAGAACCAAAGTTTCTTACCTGAGGCTCCGAACAAGAAGGCATATAGAATCCTCTTAGCAACCGATCTCGGAACCTCATGGTCTATACCCATAGTCTTCAGAGCGGCTGTCAGCGCCTTAGCGTTATAAGTATGTATATCACCGTTAAGAAGCTCTTGAGTGAACTCATCGTTCTTCAGATAGAAAGCCAGACCTCTTGCTTGGTTACCTGCAGAGTCAGCACCGATTACCTTCCAGCCTCTAGGACAGGTGAATAGCCTTCTTATCTCAGGCCCCCACAATGACACAGATTCGCCATCTCCTGTAATCTCTCCAGAAGGTATATTGGCGATCAGCTTGTGCCTAACGCGAAAGCTTGGTGTACCAATTGTGAATACATCACCGTGCAAGTGATCTTTACTGTCAAGAGCTTCAAGCCAGCCGAGTAGGATTCCCAATCGTGAATTGGTAGTCTTATACCGACTATAAAGCTGACCGTGAGGCCCTAGCATCTCCAGACTATCATCAGTTATCTTAGGGGAAGTCTGAACCATCCTACCATTCTCATCCCGTTTAGTATTCCACTCTGTAGGTTCCCAACCATTACGGTATAAAAATACTTTGACATCAGCGGGATGGCTCAAGTTTAATTTCACATGCTCAACACGACAGTACGGCCCCTCTACCATACGTTCCTCGCCGGGAGCACCAGACCAAGGGTCTATTCCAAACCATTTAGCTAGATGAGTATCATATGCACCACTCTTAAGCCACTTAGGTTTCTTTACTTCAGCTACAGGATCTTTGTTTTTGAATTTATAGCCGAGTAAAGGTTCTAACTCTCTACGTATATTCTCAGACTCCTCTGACAGTTGGATCAGCAGTGACTCACCTGCAACCTTATCAAATAACCATCCATGCATTCTCGATTTAGCACACCATTCAGCAACGGCATGCTGAGCTTTCAAGTGCAAACGTATCAGTGGATTCTTCGCATACAGTGCTGCATACTCCTTCATAAGTATTTCGTCCACCTTGAAGTTTATCTCCACGTCAGATACGCAACGACTGCGCATCTCAGGGGT